GAGCCGTGTTATCGACTTGCAAAGTTTGGATATTTGAATACCGTAAATAAGTTGTATTTTGAGATGCGTCTCTAAAATCGTTAATCAATTCCAAATTTACCTCGCCGTTTGTGAGGTCGGTAGTCATCGTATTAATTAAATAGCGTTTATTTGATAAAATTATACGATCATTTAATTTAATAGACGTTTGCAAAAATGTATTTAAGTGCGCCTTGACTTTTAAAACGCGAGTTCGTTGGTTGTATAAGTTATTTATATATTGAGAATAAAACTGTTGATACAATCCGTTAGGTGCAAAACTCAAATTCCAAACTGAATTTTCAACCCCCCAATTTAATGTTTGAAGGTATGACAAATCAGTTCCTGCAAGTTGTATTTCGTTTGAAAAACGACGGTATTTATTAGATAAAACATTTACACCACTTGAATTTTTAAAATAAATCGAATTTGTAGAGGCCCCCTCAAAAGTTTCAATTCCATTGTTGTACATTAATATAGGTTTTGGCGTGTATGGTTGCAAATCTTTTGTCCACATTGTAGCGGTTAAAAAATCAGTTCCAGTTGTACGCTCCCACATTACATTTTCAAACGGTGTTTTGACTTCATAATTTTCGGAAAATGCTGAATTAGGATTGTCAAAAAATAAATCGCCATACTCAAGGGGCGGATTCATTTCCCTGTAATTTGTATTTAAAACATTTTCCGATTTTTCGTGTTTAAAATCAATTCTTTTGAATAATTTGGGTTTGCCAATTTCTATATCCTCAGCTTCAACAAATTCGGTTAAATCAATTTCATTTCCGTTTTGATACCACATTTCAACGGGTACAAAATCAAATGTATTTTCAGCAGTCGGCACAATTACCATATTAAACATTCTAACTAAACCTGCGATAAAATCGCTGACTTTAATATCGGGAACTACACTTGGAATGTTTAATTGCCCGCTTGTGGTTTGAGAAGATGAAAGAGCGAATTGTGCAACTCCAAAACTACCGTCTGTTGAAGACGTTGTTTTACCTGCGGAAAAAGCTATTTGAGCCTGAAAAGTTACAGCTCCAACGTCTGAATTAATAAAAAAAGTAAAATTAAAGGTATCGGTAAATAATCCTTCACGATAAAAAAAATTATTCAAATTTAAAAAAGATAAATAAGGCACGCCATTATTGTAAATGTGAATATTATAATTTGTTGAACTTGTAGCAACTTGAAGTTGATAATTAACACGATCAGGAAACAAAATATCAGGATCAGTATATGGAAATGGAGGAGGTACAAAACCTCCAAATGCTTGCCAATCCATTTGATATGTCCTATATTGTATATTTAAAGTGTTTGTTATAGGGTCTAAACCTGTAACACCAAGCGGAAAATCAATTTGTGTTAAATAACTTCTAAAAACCATTTTGTCAGCATTTTTGCAATACAAAAATAACTTGCTAAAAGTTTGACTGTTTAAAAATTCCCCTGTAAATGTTAGGCCATATTGTGATTGGATATACTCAAATATTTTTGTGACAGGAATTGCAGGGAACAAATCCTCATAATTAATTGCGCCGCTTAATAAAGTAACATCATTAACCGTGTCTCCAGTTTGATATTCGTATCTTTTATCGTTTCCAATAATGGGGAAGTAAACTTCGGGAACCATATCAAAACTCATTGTCGCAACAACTGAGGCTAAATTGTAATCTAAATTTAACTCACTTAATCGAGGCAAACTTGCGAGCTTATCCTCTAAAAATTTATCTTTAAGCTGCACCAAATTACCTACGAAATTAATCGTATATGATTCGATAAAGTTGTTTTTCTTATTGGCCTTTTGCATTACAAATTTGCCATCACGGAATGGGATTGAGTCAATCTCAATATATCCGTAGTATTTTATCCTATGGTCAAAAGCTCCGTCGACATCAAGCGGGTTTACATCGTTTGTCGCTCCTACGGCTGACTCGTACCAATGGCGAAAAATTTCGTTGTTATGTTTGCTCGCTGGGATTGTAAACGTCTGCGAATAGTCGGTAAATAGCTTACCAATATCGTTGAAGTTTTGAACGCTTGAAACCACTGAAATTTTTTCGTCGTTAAAAAGCTCAATTCGATTGACCGCTTGGCCATCAAAGTCGTATATGTATAATGCAACCATTTAAATGACGTCGTTTATAATGTTATAAGAGTACTCAAACTCAACCGTGTAGTTGATGTTTTTATCTTTGAGGCGAGTCTTAAGCGCAGTCGATTTGGTCTTCACGTTCACTGGCTTGTTATCAAGTAGGACCGTTTCGCTCAGCATCAAATCGCTGATTAAATTGGCGTAGTTCTCATCAACCCATCCCGTGTTCAAAGTGACCGATTGCTTGCCGCTAAAATTGAACGATTGAAACTGATTGCGCAGCGGGTTATAATCTAACTCATCGGGCAATAAATGAAACGTCGAGTTTTCAACCTGCAAACTATTTGTTTGAGCTTTGAAAAATGTAAGGAACTGCCAACCGCCGTATCGATTCAAATACTCGCACACTACTGGAGTGTATTTCGCCTCGCAAATCGGTATCATTTTAACCTTTGGCAATTCGTCTTCAAATAGGCCTGTTGTGATATAAACATTATTCCCGAAGTTATGGTCTGCAATTTCGGTGTTTTTAGCAGGCAATTTAAACATATAAATGTCGGCGGCATCGGTATCGTTTAAAATCTCAATTGAAGTGATGCCTGTTGTGCGTAAATTCTCCCACTTAACCTCAGTAATTGACTCGCCATCGTGGTCAATCAGTACGTTATAATATGGCAATTGCGCTTGAGTTAAATCCTCGTCAAAATAATAAGTAATATCGGGGTTTGTCAAATAGTGAACTTTGGTATTTGTCAATTGATTGTAGCCACCCATATAGGAAGTGAAACCTGTAACGCCAATGTAGTTTAGCTCGCGAATTAAATACCATGTTTTGTCCCCTACCAATTGGTAGTAAGTCTCGGCGTATACATACACCCAAGCGTCGTCGTTCTCCTCTTTTGGATATAAGTCTATAAGCGCATCAATCGGGTTGATTTTCTCCGCTATAAATGGCGAAATATTGAATGAAATCTCGGTTTGAGTTGCCGAAGGTATTTTTTTCTCGAGGGTATAAGTTGGCTGCACTGGTTGCGTTTCGTTTTTATGCCAAACCCATAACCGAACCTGTGCGGCCACTTGGTCATCCTCTCGGATTTGCAAAAAATACGGACTTCTAACGTTTAATATTTTCATTTACAACATATTTTAAAAATGATTCTAAATCGAGGCCGTACTTCTCAGCGATGACCTCATCAAAATTTTGGTATTCTAAATCGAAAGCGTTTCTAAAGAATTTCGTCTCGAAAGTACCCGTTTTATTTATCGAGCGAGTAATGGCGTCAACCATCGACTTGCGACTTGAAAAACGGCCATCGGCTCCCCTCGTTCCTTTGAGTCCTTTACGAACAACCCACTTGTCGATTGCAGCGGTTGACGCTGCGGCCTTATAAGGCGAGTTTGGTGCCTTCCTACTCGATTGACTTCCTTTTGTTCCGTAGTCAAGGAATTTCCAATAGTCCTCAGCGTAAAAGTCAAACTCCAAAGAGTTCGGGTTTATTTTCGTTTTAAAGTTGAGCGACCTTGATAAATTTCCGCTTGCGTTGTACGTGCCATACTTGCCACCCTTTTTGAGGTTGGCTTGAGCGCGTTGCACAACCATCGCACCAAATTCGTTGAGAGCCTGCTGAACGAGTTTAGTTTCCATCGCAGCAAACTGAAAAATCAACGTTCGGAACTTGAAGCTCAATCTCACAACGCCACCCATCAAGGGCATTTGTAAACGCCATCAAAATTGGTTGCAAAGTCGGATCGTTAACGAGTTCGATGTCGTCGTCGTTACGTCTTAATTTCATTTTTGTAATGGTGTAATTTAAGATTGCGTGGCAAGTGTTGAGGTTATCGAGTTCGTTGTCGTTGCCTAAAAATTTGTCGGTCACTTGCACCTTTGACATATTGCGAATGTCAACCACCGCCACCTCAAAAGTGAACGTTACAATCCCGCTGCTAACGCTTGACGATAGTACGTTGATGTGAGCTAAGGGAAAAATGTTCTTTTTGACGTTGTCGATTATATCGGTGCCGTGTGTTATTGTCGTAAGTAGAGGCGCGCTTTCGAGCGTGGCCTTTATGTAGTCGATTGCTTGGTAAAATGCTCTCATGATTTCATTTGTTTTTTTATTTGTTTGGCCTCTTCCTGTGCCTCGTCAATTAGGTATGATAAAAGCGTGAGTGACTCGTGAAGTGGTTCTTTTCCCACATCTCGAAGGTGGATTCTAAGTTCTCGCGCAATTCTAATAAATGATTGATACCAACCCCACCGCTCGCCAAAATTTCCTCCAAATTCAGTCCCTCCCTCGCTGCCTTGTCCTCCAAATGCAATAGGGTATTGTTCAACAAGTCCTTGCTTAAAGTCCAAAAAAAAAGCATAGCACCCACAACAACATCCATTCTCACATCCTTAAATAGGTCCGCTTTGGTTTCGTCTCCATCAAACTCCTCAATCTCATAAAATTCTCCCGCCTTTCTTTTGATTGGGCGATACAAAACCGACATTAATAGCGGTATATTCTCATCGTTTCCGAGTAAAGTGTCCGCAGTTGCGTGTTCGCTTAAGGTCATCTTATCGAGATTCGGTATAAAACCGTAGTTCACGCCGCCCATTTTAAAAGTGCGAACGAGTTTAGGTTTTTGGTCAAGTGTCTTGGCGATGCTCTCAACGATTTCTGCAAAGTCATTGACTGGTATTTTCATAACATCGGCAACGCTTAGGTTGCAAAATATGGCCACCATTTGAATGCAAACGAAGGTCTCATCGTCTTGATTGTCCTTTAATACCTTTTGGTAGCGGGTATATTGAGACAATTTTATCTCGCTTAGGCTTGTGGGAATTACTACTCTCATATATATATAACTAAAAAAAGTTGTTTTGTTTATTTTTTGCACCCCCTTGGGTACGCTTTTAGGAAAAATTCATGCAGTTGTACCCTTTCGGGTGTACGTTATAACGTGCAAAATCAAATGTTTTGTATCAAATAACCTACGTTATGATCATTTTGCGCGGTTGCTTTATTGCAAGGCCCATCATTGCAAAATAGCGCATCGCATCGATGGCGTGATTGTAAATATCGCAAGGGCGGTTTAGTCGCTTTCCTGTTTTGTCGGTGTCCCAGCTATAATTTCGCAGCTCTTTGATTAGGTTGGTGCTTTGCTTTGTGACTAATATATCACGCTGCTGCAAGACCGATATACCAAAATTGATTGAGTCGGCACCTTTGACCACCGCTTTGATATTAAAACCCGCTCGGCGTATCTCCTCAATAGATTTCGGCTCGGCTGAGTCTGCCCAAATCGGGAGGCGTTTGTCTTGCTTCATTAGTTTAATGATGTCCGAGTTTAAAAGTGAGGTCGAGTAAATCATTTCGTCTGCGATTATTTTACCGTTGTACTCGTATACTCCAATCAAAGCGGTTGGATCGTTTGAGTACCCGAAATCGAGGCCACAACCTAAGAATTTCGCCTCGCTTGGTATTGTATCGATTTGCTCCCAATTCGGGAACACAACGCCCTCAAGTGAGCCGAGTTGACCTAAGCCGTAAACGTTATACCAATTCGCCCAAAATGTCGAGGTCTTGGCTTTCTCTTTTGCTTTGAGAATGAAATTTAAAGCGGATTCGGGACAAGCCTCGTTGTCTTCGTAGTTCACAATTAGAAAATCGACGTCTGAGTCGTTCATCAAATCGGTGTGAAACCAAAACTCGTTGACTGGATTCCAATCTAAATAGACGCCTTTTTTTGTCCTTGATGCAAGCTCGGTGTAAGCGTGAAAGGTCATATTGTTAGCCTCGTTCATGTAGAGGTAATCACGCCTTGCCCCTCGCAATTTAGAGTCGTTCTCAGCGCTGAAAAATTCAATCGCTGAGTTGTTGGCAAAGGTGTATTTGAAATCAGTCGCGTTCCATCGGTTTGGATTCCATCGACCTGTTAAAACCATTATTTTTTTGAAGTCCTTTATTGCCCCTCTTTTTAGGTGGGGTATCGACTCCGCTACAACCGAAATCTCGAGAAGCTCGGTCTTGCAGCATAAGTCAATTAATATCGGAAGGATTCCAAAGGTCTTCCCCGCTGAGGTGCCTCCTTGTATTCCTTTGGTGAATTTGGTGAGTTTTAATATCTTATTTATTACCGTAGTCCTCTTAAACGACATCTATAATTCTATTTTTTTGACTTGCTTTTATAACAATATGCCTATCAAATAAGCCTAATTTGTCACAATTTCCGCTAATAATAAAAACATCTTGTTTTTTACCATCAAAAATAAAGTTGTCTTTTACAATTTTATCAATTATAAAATCAAATTTTTTTCTTAAAATTATTTTTTGCATTACTCAGGGAATAGTGGTTGCTCTTGGTGAACGGTTACATCGGAAATCGAACGATCTGCGTATTTCTTTGGGTGCAATTTTGCAACGATCCATTTACGCGCGTCGATTTTGAGCTTGTCTCTTTGCACCACATTCGCCCCAGTGAATGGTGTGTGGTCTTCTGCTGTGTGGTCGGCGATGTCAATGATGTCCTCAAAGATTACATCGGCTCGGATTTCGCACGCGCGCGCGTACCTTTTTGCTTTTATTTCGTCAGCTTCTAACCACTGGTAAAACGTAGCAGTACTTGGGAGCTCTTTACGCCGTAAGATTGATATAAGTGAATTGCCTTGCTCGATTTCTCTTAAGATTTCGTCGAAAGTCTCATCGATTTGCTTTTGTGAATATGCCATAGTTATGTTTTTGGAGGCTTTTGCCTTGTTAGTAGTTCGGTTAATATGATAAAAATTAACAATATCAATCGTTAAAATTTGCGAGCTTGTAGAGGTCTTTTATAACCGCCTCATGAACTTTTGAGCAGGTTGGGCAGTTGCTATTGTCTAAACGAAAATAGTTCAAATAAAGGGCGTTTAAATAGTTTATATCGTCAATCGATAAGACCGTTCGTTTTCCCTCGATTACTCTTAGGCCTTTTAGTTCCATAAATTCGGCAAAAATTTCTTTGTCGGCCTCGCTCATTTCGCTCTTTGGGCGTTTGAAGTTAAATAGGCGGTTGAGTTTAAATTGTCGCTCTTTGCAGTCTTCGCAAGGTGCAATCCCGACTGAGTTTGTGATATTAGCGATTACGTCGCCAAGTCCTTGTACTGGTTTTTTAGCTCTTCTTTTTGCCATTTATTTGGTTTTTTACCTTTTTACTGATTCGATGTATAGTTTGAATGTGGATACCTGTTTGTCGGCTGAGTTCACGCTGGCCAACTAAGGTTGAAAGCTCAAACATTGTGCGTTCGTACCAAGTTAACCCCTTCATTAGCTGGATATAATCCACAGGCTCAATGTACTCTATGTCCTCTATT